GCTGTTAATTCGGAGTTAGGACTTCACATTCTTAATTGTGCGGTGGGAAAAATTTTAATTAAAAAAGATTATGAGCAACATAGCTTGTTTGGAAGCGGAATGTAGCAGCTTGCTTATAACGTGCCGAGTATTGCCGTTCGTTGCGGATTTAATAGTACAAACTTTAAAAAAGATAAAAGATGAATAGAGAACAAAAACTTCAAAACAGCACAGAAGCCCGCAATGACGGCAATACTGTGTTACCTGCCGTTTCCCTTTCTGAATTTGATTTCAAAGGATGGGCAGATGAAAATTGCGAAAGTCCAAAAAATAGCGGGCAATATCTTTGTTTGGTCAAATGGTACAATCAATATGAATATCATTACTCTATCTTAGATTATGATAAGAAAACAAGGTGTTGGGAAGTTACAGATAGTTGTGAGCATATTCTTTGGACAAATTTACCTCCTAATCCGTTTCGGTAAAATAGCAGGTAACGGAAAAGTATTGCCGAAGGTGGGGCATTAAACCACCAAAGTTAATTAAAAGTACAAAAGATGAATATAGATACAAAAGTTTATAGAAAGCACATCAGCCCCACTTTTGGCAATACCTTGTTAGGTGCAGTGCCTTTGGTGTCGGAAGTGTATTTAATGGATAACATCGAATTGATGAAACATTACCCTGATAAATACTTCGATTTGGCTGTGGTTGACCCACCTTATGGAATTGGTGAAGATGGTGGAAAGTGTCGTACAAGAAAGAAACATAATAACGTAGTAAAGCATAGTAAAAAGAATTGGGATTTGTCAATACCTGAAATGCAATACTTTACTGAACTTTTTAGAGTATCACAAAATCAAATTATTTGGGGGGGAAATTACTTTACTCAATTTTTACCAAGTTCAATGGGTTGGATATATTGGGATAAAAAAATAGGTGGCGATTTTAGTGATGGCGAACTTGCTTATACTTCATTTAATAAGGCTTTAAAATCATTCACAAAATGGAACGGAAATAATGGGATTGCAAGAATACACCCCTGTCAAAAACCTGTCGAACTTTATGACTTTGTTTTTCAATATGCAAAAGTTGAGGAAGGTTCTAAAATATTAGACACTCACTTGGGTAGTGGTTCAAGTCGAATAAGTGCTAATAAAAACAAATTACACTTTGTCGGTTGTGAAATTGACGAGGAATATTTTAACAAACAAAACAAAAGATATGAGGACTTTGTCAGTCAGGCTCGTTTATGGTAGGCGGTCTGTTGGCATTGCACCTAACGTTTTGCGGCTTGGTGTCTGTTATTTTGCCTTGCAGATACTTCAAGACTTAGATAAAATTTATAGGCAAAATAATAGCACCAAACCGCTGTTAGTGGCTGGTGCTGTAAATTAAACGAAAATGTCAGAATTAAAACAAATTAATCAATCAGAATTGCAAGTTGGAAAACTCTATTGCGATACTCCAAGACTTCACGGATTTAACACCGTAATTATGCGTTACATTGGAAAAATAAAAGGTAGTCATAATTTCAAATACATTTCGGGAAACTCGGAATACATAAATGAAGGTGATGATATTATCCGACTTGCACATTACACTAAAGAACCTAATTGGTATTGGGAAGTTCCGAAAGTAAACGCAGATGTCATTGAGGAAGCGTTAGGTAGCACTTGCCACTAACTTGTTTATATGCGCTACTCATAGCGCATATATAACACCCATTAGGCTTATATGCGCTACTGGATAAAAATAAATATAAAATAACTAAATTAAATAACAATGGGAATGTTAATAAAAATTAAAGGTACAAATCAAGAAAGATTTGGAGAAAATGTAATAAGTGTTATGAATTTAGCATGTGTTTGCTTTAGAAGGGGAAATATATATGCTAAAAAAGACCTTGTTGAGTATTGGTATGAAAATACGAAAGAAAACAAGTTTGAATTATTACCGACAGCAAACAATCACAAGGCATTTATTAGAGGTCGTGGTGAAAATTTTATTGTGATTGAATTTTATTCACGATATGACGTCGATGATAAAGAGGTAAATTCTTTGTCAAATTTGGTGCTTTCTTTTTTTTCTGATGATGAAGTTGAAAAGGTTAAGGATTATTATGTTCCAAAAAATAAAATGTAAAAAACAATAATATGATACTACAAAAAATAAAAGAAAAGCAAAAAAAAGTCGGAATGACTGATTATAAACTTGCTAATTTAAGTGGGATTAATAAATCAACACTTTGCAGAATCGGAAAAGGAGAAATAAAAAATATCACATTAAAAACACTTCAAGACTTATGCCAAGTTTTGGATATTGAAATAATTTTAAAAGATAAATAAAATGTTAAACGAACTATCACAAAAAATATTCCAAGCCAACAAAGAAAAAGGATTTTGGGATAATGAAAGGAACGTGGGTGAAATGCTTATGTTAGTTACTACCGAGCTGGCAGAAGCGATGGAATCACACAGAAAGGGCAAATTTTGCCAATTAGAAACATTTAATGATACTTACTTTGACAATTTAAACGATGCTGAATTTAAACAGGCGTTTGAGAAAAATATAAAAGATACATTTAGTGATGAAATGGCCGACTCACTTATTAGAATTTTAGATATGTGCGGAGGTTTGGATATTGACATTGAAAAGCACGTGGAACTGAAATTGAGGTATAACAGTTTAAGACCGAAACTGCATGGCAAACTTTATTAATGTTAAATAAATATTAATTCAAATATTTTTATTCTAAAATAGTTGTTTATTTAAAAAGTATTTGTATCTTTACACTATTAAATAACACTAAAAAATCAAAACAATGCAAAAAGTAATAATTGCAAATACAGAACTTTACCTTTACAGCGCACAGGCGTTGTCAGCAGGGCATGGACATTACAAAATTACAATAAGGCTTACAAATGGCGATGTAATGGGCTTATTTAACGCCATAACAGACGATATGCCAGCAATTGATGAAATTAGCGACATGGAGGGCGATGAAAAAGAAATGGCGTTATTTAACCTAATAAGCGACAAAATAGAAGATAAGGTCGCTGAATGGTTGGACAGATATTAAAACAAAGTTGGGCGATAACTTTAAGCGCATTTAACAATTAAAATCAAAAATCAATGGAGTATTTAGAATTTTTAGAAAAGAAAAAACACACAATAGGTAATTTTGGATTTGAGCCAAATTACATTCCTGACATTGCTTTTGACTTCCAAAAATACATAATCGAAAAAGCTATAAAAAAAGGGAGGATAGCAATTTTTGCCGATACAGGATTAGGAAAAACATTAATTCAATTATCAATAGCAAAAAATATCATTCAAGAAACAAATAAAAAAGTGTTGATTTTAACACCGTTGGCGGTTGCTTTTCAATTTATTTTAGAAGCTGAAAAGTTAGGTATTGACGATATAGAATATTCAAAAGACGGTAAGCACACTAAAAAAATTGTTATTTGCAATTATGAAAGGTTGCACTATTTCGATAGTAGCGATTTTATAGGCGTTATTTTAGATGAAAGTTCAATCCTTAAAAACTTTGATGGCAAAATAAAACAAGAGGTTACAACGTTTGTAAAAAAAATACCATACCGATTTTTAAGTACAGCAACGCCATCACCAAACGACTTTATAGAATTGGGTACAAGTTCAGAAGCGTTGGGATATATGGGTTATATGGACATGTTAGGTAAATTTTTTAAGAATAATCAAAACGATACAGGGGGACATAATAATATAGGTGAGAAATTTTATTTAAAGCCACATGCTGAAAAAGATTTTTTCGCATGGGTTAATCAATGGGCTATAATGGTTAAAATGCCTAGCGATTTAGGTTTTTCAAACGAGCGTTATAATTTACCCGAGTTAATTGTAAATAGGCATATTGTAAAAAATCAATCAATGTTTGATGTTAATGGTCAAGTTAGTATTTTTGTACCAATAGCCAAAAGTATGACAGAGGTAAGGCATGAGCAAAACCAAACAGAAGAAAAAAGATGCCAAAAAGCTATTGAATTAGCAAGTGGAAAAACTAGTGTTTATTGGTGCAATACAAATAACGAAAGCGCAATCTTAAAAGCAAGTGATAAAAATGCAGTCGAAATAATAGGAAGTCAATCAATTGAAAAAAAAGAAGAGATTTTATTAGCTTTTGCAAATGGACAAATAGACAGGCTTATTACTAAGGCAAAAATGACTTCAATGGGTTTAAATTGGCAACATTGCAATCATTCTGTATTTTTTCCGACATGGAGTTATGAGCAATACTACCAAGCTATAAGACGTTTTTGGAGGTTTGGACAAAAAAATGACGTAACTATTGATATGGTTATTTCAGATGGGCAAACAAGGGTTTTAGAAGCTATTGAGCAAAAAACACAAAAAGCAATACAATTGCATAAGAATTTAACAGAAAATGTTAATCGAAGTTTTGAAAACAAAGTAAAAGAATTTAACAAACAAATTATCAAACCAAAATTTTTATAATATGAAAAATCAAACAAAAGAACAAATGCATACAGATATGTTTAGTATCTATAATAGCGACTGCATGGAGGTAATACCTACATTAGACAATGAAAGTATTGATTTAGCGATTTATTCACCTCCATTTGCAAATTTATATACTTATTCAAGTAGCGAAAGAGATATGAGCAACGTATCTTCAAATGAGGAGTTTTTAGAGCAATACGATTACCTAATAAAAGAAATGGCTAGGGTTACAAAAAAAGGTAGAATAAATGCAATACATTGTACTGATTTGTTTAAATACAATGGAGCGTTAAGTGATTTTCCAGCGGATATAATTAAATTACATGAAAAAAACGGATTTACATATATGAGCCGTATCACAATTTGGAAAGAACCATTAAAAGTTAGAATTAAAACAATGGTTCAATCTTTAATGCATAAATTTATTGTAGAGGATAGCACAAAAAACTATCCAGCAATGCCAGACTATATTTTACTTTTTAAGAAAAAAGGAGAAAACGAAAAGCCCGTAACGCATGAATTTGGATTAACACATTATGCAGGTGAAAGCCCAATTTTGCCCGAAACGGTAGGTATATACAATAGGGCAAATGATAGCAATTTCAAAAGTCCATCAGAATTATGGGAATATATTTGTAAAAAATACGAAGGACACAAAGACCCGAGAACAAACAAAAAAAGCCATATAATTTGGCAAAGATACGCATCAGCAGTATGGGATGATATAAGAATAGAAAATTGTTTACCTTATAAATTGTCAAAAGATGAAGAGGACGAAAAGCACATAACGCCTACTCAATTGGATGTATTTGATAGGTTAGTAGATTTATATTCAAATCCAAACGAGGTCGTATTAAGTCCATTTATGGGATGTGGTAGTGACGTTTTTAGTCCAGTATCAATGGGTCGCAAAGCAATAGGAATTGAATTAAAAGACAGTTACTATAAGCAGGCTGTTTTAAACATGAAAGAAGCTGAAAAGCGGTTTAAAACAAAAAACAAAGAAATTACACTTTTCGACTAAAAAAAAAGGCTTGGCGTAAAAAACCAAGCCTTTTAAATTATATTTTATTATATTTGTAAAAAAAAGAAATGGGAGCAGTAGTAAATTTAGAATTAGAAGATTACAATAAGTTGATTGAGTTTAAAACTCAAATAAAATCGGGTAAAACATGGCACCATGTAGAGAATTAGAAAGTAAAAAAGAGGAATTAATGAATTTCTTTTTATGGTTTAGGGATAAAGGAGAGCAGTATATTGATGTGTCAATTGAAAAAATGATTTATATTTATTTAAAAGAAAATGATTGAGAATCGTATAGTAAAAACAGAACTAATTAAGTGGAGGGAAATAAAACCATTACAGCCCGATAACCTAAAACATATATTTAATTATAAGTATATTGAAGACAGCATTTTAACACATGGATTTAGTATGCCTTTCTTTGTTTGGCAGAATGGGAATGATATTTTTGCGGTGGATGGACATTCAAGGATTGAGGTTTTAAACAACCTCGAAAATGTACCCGAACAGTTGCCAGCGACCTTTATAAATGCAAAAGACCGAAAAGAAGCTATTGAGATACTGTTGGAAGTTTTTAACCAAAAAAGTAACCCGATAGCCAACGAGGTTTTAACCGAATGGGTGGAGATTGAACAGATTAGCGTTAATGTACAGTCTTTGAATGTTAAGATTGAGGATATAGAGGATAAAGACCATGCAGATAATGTAAAGGAATTAACCAATATGATAGCTTGTACACTTACAGATGAAGAATCTGAAATATGGCTACACATAAAAGAGAAGTTAGGCAAAATGAAAGATAAAAACGCTATTTTTGAACTAATTAAATTATATAGTAATGAAACAAATATTGATTAAAGAAATATGTAACGAGAAACCGAATAGCCAAAGTTTAGGGGCTTTTAATGAAAGTGTAAACGAAACAGTTAGTAATAATTTTCAACATTATTTAATTAATAGAGAAAAAAGAGGAATCGAATTGGTCTCTAATTTAAAAAAATCTGTTGAAAAAGGCTATGAAAATAAAATACAAGACAAAGCCTCAAAAATTCTTTTAAAAAAAGTGGATGATGATTATAAAAGTTTTTCGGAAAGAATGGAAAATTATAAGAAAGATAAAAAAGAAAAATCTAAAGTAAAAAAAAGTTTAAAAGGAATAAATAAAGGGTTGCAAAAAGCTATATTGTCAGCCATTTAATCAATTACAAAATGTAAGAAAAAAAAGTATTCTTTAATAAAAACAAATGATAGACCTACTAACCAACGCTTTACTACTTTCACCTATTCCAATACAATATACAGGAAACTATTGTAGTCATAAGTGCGTCTATTGTTTTGCGAATATAAACAACCCAAAAAGAAAAACCGATATAGCTAAATTAAATTCACTTCTTAAAAACTACAAAAATAGGAGTGATTTAACAAGTTATTTCATGCGTGAAAAATATCCTATTATTATTTCAAACAATATAGACCCTTTCAGTAAGTCAAACCAACCATTTGTAAATGATTTAATCTATACTTTAAAGGATTTAGGAATACCAGTTGTTTTGGCTACACGTGGAGGCGTTGGAACTGAAATACTCAAAGATTTACAACCAGCTGTAATATATGTTTCAATTCCTTATGATAGTGAAGAAAAAAGGCAAAAGTATGAGCCACACTCTCCAAGTTTAGAACAAAGATATGAATTAATAGATTTTGCCATTAAACAAGGACACAAAGTAATATGTTCAATTAATCCATTTAACCCAAAATTTGCCGAAAATCCTATATCAATAGCCGAAAAAGTTAAGAATTTAGGAGTTAAAAGCATACTAATAAACAAGCTACACTTAACTTCACCTCAACAAGCGAATTTAACAGATAAGGAAAAATCTATAATGGGTGAAGACTTGTTAATAGAATGTAAAATAAAAGGATTTACAAAAGAATGGTTAAATAATGCTATAAATCTACATGAATATACCTCCGAAAACAGAATGAATTTAATAGGCTTTGATAGTGGATTAAGTCAAAGTAACTATATAGAGTTTAAGCAATGTTATAATAAATTACTACCTACTATTTACGATTGGTTTAATTGGTGCGCATTAAATAAAAAAGAAAATGAGATAATCTATTTTGAAGAGTTTTATAATTTCTTTTCTAATTTATTACCAAACACAGATACAGACCTTTCAAAATATATAGTAAATAGATACAACCTAAAAGATAAGGATTTTTACAAAACAATGGATTTAAGAAATATTTTGCACTTACTTTGGGAGCACCCTAATTTAAACATAGGAATTGCAAAGCATTTTCCAGTATTTAGCTATGTAAAAAAACAATATTCAAACAAACTTGATTACCTTTATGATAATGAACATAATAAAACAATGATTTACACACCTTATAATTTTAATACAAATGAGAACTTTATTATTGAATGAGATAAAAAATGAAATGCCAAACAGTCAAGCGTTAGGTGCTTTTAATGAAGTAGTAAGATATAGTGATACATTTCAAGGGCAAACAAATACATTTAAAGTAGAAAAAAATAAATATGGAATAACTGTTGCAACAAGATATAATAATGGAGTAAAAACAAATTTCAGCAGACCATTACAAGAAGTTGCTAATAATTTAAGGAAAGGCTAAACTATGATACCAAACAAAAAGCACCAAATATTTTATAAAAACGAAATATAAACCAAATATATGCCAAGAGGTGAACATTTAAAAGGAAAAGGGGGCGTTAAGTTTAGCGCAACTAACCAACCTACACCAGAAGCTAAGTCAGTTCCAAAAAGATTAACCACTGTAAAAAATGCAGTTGAATATTTTGGAAGTCAATTAAGAAGTGTTATTAACATAGAAAATGAGCAAGTAGAATTGACATTTGAAACAAATATCGTTTATCAATTGTACAAAAAGGCAAATGAAGGCGATTTAAATGCAATAAAATTAATAATGCAAGTAATACCCGATTTTATGGCACCTACTAAACAAGATGTAACCTTAATGCGTGGAGCAGATGAATTATTTTTCCATGAGTAATGATAAAAGTAGATGTTAAGCCTGAATGGTATAGTAAGCATTTTTTAGACTTTCTAAAAAGTAAGGAAAGGTATCAGATTTTATACGGTGGCAGAGGTAGCGGAAAAACGCATCACATAATATTAAAACTGATTTTACTCTCATTTTTACAGGAATACAATCATATCATTTATGTAAATAAGATATTTGGAGATATACGAAAAAACCAATTTAAGGACATTATAAAGGTATTGAAAGCCTTAGAATTATCAAAGTACTTTACAATCAATAAAACCAATTACGGTTTTAAAAACAACCTAACGGGTACAGAATTTACAGCGTTAGGTATGGATAATGCCGAAAATACAAAAGGACTTTCAGACCCTACTATAATTTGGTGGGACGAGATTAATAAAGGTAGTCAAGAAGACTTTACAACCTTAAATGCACTTTTGCGAACACCATTAAACAACAAATTACAGTTTATTATATCGTTTAATCCAGTATCGG